AGAAAATTTATTAGAATTATAGTCTACATTTAAAAAAGATTGTATTTGTGTAATATCATCGTTAGTTTTAGATCTTATTATTGTTTTGTAATTAGAAATAATTGTTATTATACCAGGAACTGAAAGAACTATTGAAATAATATCATTTATATTTATACCTTCACCAATTTGTAATGTTTCAAATCGCATATCTTGAAATATTTTTGATATAGCTTGCTGTATGACTGTGCTAGAATTATAATTTCTAGAGATCTTTACTTTTAGAAATATCGAAAAATTATATACAGGAACATCAATAATATTGAGACTGTCACCAATTAAACGATATTCATTTAAAAATTTGGATAAATTAATTTTAATAGCATCATTTGCAGAAACATAATGATTATTATCATTTTTACAAATTACAAATAAATCTTTTGCTGATTTCGTATAAGGATTGTCAACAATTGCAGCTTTATGTATTTTGCCAAAATCTGAGGGCATAGTGTAAATTCTTGCTAACAGGTCTTCATGATTTACAATTCTAGACTGCTGCTTAAGTGCTGTCGGTATTTTATCTCTTAAGTCTTCTAGATTTAAGCTATTTGAGCCTCCAATAGCTGCATCTTCATTATCTACACCAATTGTTGAATTGATTATGTTTATCTGGCTTTTAACAGTTGCATCACTTGAATCAGAAATGTTTGGGTACATTATTTTCAAGTCTATTATTTCATCTATGCTGTTTGCTGATATGTTGTGAGATTCGCCACCACCGAATTTATACCTTATGTTCAAAGATTTGCCAGCAGGAGAAACTCCTAAGCTGTCACTGCTTAATAGGCTTTTAGGATCAAGAGAAATTCTATTAGTATAGTTTCTTCCTAAAAGAGGTAATGATAAATAGTCTTCTGGATTTGTTAAAATGTTGTCTTCTAAAACTTGACCGCTACCATTTCCAAATCTTATAGTTGTAAACCCAGAGTCAAAATTTCTTTCAACAACGTATCTAAAAGAAGCAGGCTTTACTTCAAAAAATGTATCTGTACCTTCTTCTATTTTTTCGTAGACTGTATCTTGCGATAAAAACTCAACTTCTTTATAAGAATTAAAATCGTTGTCATCAATACTTAGAATTTTAGTTATATTTTGATTTGAAAGCGAATAACTTAAAAAATTACCAGCTTCATCAGCATCGAAAGTAATACTTTCGCTAACGATATCACCAGATATACAAATACCTTTCTTTGTCAATATAACAGACGTTACGCTATTATTTGAATCTACATCTGAGACTGATATATTATCGAAAGAATCACTAAAGTCTATGTCTTCTTCTAACAAAAAGTTAATACCTCCGTTTGAAGATATTTTTGTTCCTGACTTAATAATTGGCAAATATAGATTGTTTGGCTTCGGGCTATCTAAACTGGAGCTTTGATCTGCAGGTACTTCAATAAAAAAATCTACAAAAACACTTGCCGGAGATGCATATCCAAAATTAACTCCTGCTTTTCTTAAATGATTGATTATGTTATAGTCATTTGTTGAAGTTTCATAATCTAATTCATTAAATTGTTGTTCGATGTAAAAGCTTAATGACTCGCCTACGATTGCTGCAAAGTCTAAAAACATGCCACCTAAAGACGCTTCAGAAAAATCTTGAATTTGATTGCTAAAATTGCTTTTTGCGTAATTTAATAATTCATTTCTAAATCCTTCAAAGTCTTTATTAATAACTCTGTTTTTATTTTGATAATTTTTAAGTCTACTTTGTATTTTTGGATTTGACATTTTTTACCTCGAAACTTGCAGCTTTATATTTACATTGTTTTCTATATTATTAAACAAATATTTAACTGTAATATCATAATATGGTGAGTTGTTTTCTGTTGCGTTTACAAAAAACGATTCAAAGTTTTGTAGCCCTAAAAAAGGCATGAATATAGAAACAGCACTTTTAATTTCATCCATTACAATGCTATCAATATTTTCTAAATTACTAGTATTATAAAGTTCAATTAGATTTGTTCCAAAATTAGGACGTCCTAGATACTCGCCTTTTTTAGTCAATATAAGATTTTTTAAATTTATTTTAACTTGTTCGTTTTCATCGTGTGTCATTGAAAAAAGAGTTTCTTTTGACTTAGTACCACTTCTTAGAGGTAAAACAATACCAATTGGCAATTTTTGCTCTTTTTCTAAAAAATCTTGCCGTCGTATTTTTTTATTCAACTCTTCTATACTACGACCTGAATTTTTAAAATTATATTGTGACATTATTAAACCTATGTTAAATCTTTTTAATTATAATTATTAAATATAAGAGCTTGTCAAGAAGTTTTAGCAAATTTACTAAGTATTTTGTTTATATTCTTTTCAATTGTTTCAAGTCTTTTCATTAACAATTCGTCTTTATTTGCTTTAAAAGCATCAATTTGCTCGCTATATTTATCTATAGCAATTTTTTCAATTTCTTTTTTGTTTTCATCTATGTCTTCTTCATTTGTATTCATTTTATTGAAAAATGCTGCAAATGGAGGATTTAAAGGTAGTAAAGGGACCGGTTTTTCTGTCACTTCTTTTAGTGCATTTGCAAATTCTTTTATAATATTATTAGTTACTCTTAATTTGTCATTAGTTGCATTTAATTTATTTTTTGTTTCAAGATCTAAGTTTTTTGATGTCTTAAATAGCTCTTTAGTCAAATTTAGTGTTTCTATTTGGACGCTAAGTATTTCTTCAAGATATGCTTTTAGTTGTTCGCCTAAGACTAAGCTTTGTGCTTCATTGCTATGCCCTAAATAAACTAAAGCAGATCTTCCGTTTTCTTTTTTCTCAAGTCTTTCATAAGAACCAATTAAAATTTTATGACCATCTAGAAGTATATTTCCTGAATTATTAAGTGATATCTGTGATGAATATCTATCATTACTATTAACTTGTATTAACTTTATATTGTTGTTTTCTGAATATGTGCCTAAATGTGTAGACAAAACAATGCTATCAGCTATTCCTGTAATATTTGATCCTCCTAGAAATGCATCAAGCAAGTTTTTGCTAATATCTGGATTAATTGAAGATGTTGTTATGTTAAAAAACTTGCCTTGATCTTTTAGGTTTGAAGGCAATCCAAATTCTAAATATCTTTCGTTAATGTCGTTCATAGTAAGTAAATTATTTTTTTGAATTTCTATACTTTTTTCATTGTACTCTGATATGGTTAGGCATGCTGCATCGAAAGTATAGTTTTTATTTCTTTCCGACTTGTCTTTTAGCACATTTTGATCAAACTCGTCAAACTTTAGTTCTTTAAAAAAGCCTTCGTTAGCAAAAGACAAAGATGACTTTACAGTTTCATAATGAGTACCATTCCATAATTGTACACCTAACAAGTCTACGTTATGTTTATTCACTCTTATTTTTTCTGCTCTTCTATTGTTTTTAAAGTCAATTGAGTCAAAAGAAAACTCTTCTGGCGGTGAAACACTCGCGTATTGACTGTGTCCAGCAATTAAATCAATACTACCATATCTATTGCTTTTCGTGATAGAATCAATTTCATTATTTAGACAGATTAAATTATTGTAAGTTCCTTTTACAACTAAGTCTTCTGGGTTTTTATTGAATTTTGCTGATGGGTTTATGGCGTAATTTTTTATTTTATCTTTTAGGTAAATGTTTTTATTTTTTATAAAATTTAATTCACTGCTATCGTTAACTGTTAAGTGTTCAAAAATAGAACTAGTATTTATACTAGCATTTTTCATACTTTCAAGTCTTTGTTTAGCATCTTTACTTTTTTCAGTTCTGGAATGATTAAAGTTTTTTCTATCAACTTTAAAGATCTTATCTTCTCTATCGTGATAACAATAACCAGCATCTTCAGTTGTTAAAAAACTATGTGCTCTACCTAAATAACAAGAATTTATATCATAAAACCTCTCAGTATTAGATACGCTGTCTATTTCTTGTAGCCATATTATTTCATTCACTTTAACAGGAAGGCCTAAATGAGATGATATAAATGGTATCGAAATATAGAATTCATGTTCATTATTATTATTGTTTTCTGCTTTTAAAGACACAGAAAAAACAGTCTCAGAGGGTAATTTATTTAAAAAATTACTGTAAGCATTTGTTGACAAAATATTAGGATTTTTATTGAAAAATCTATTCTTGATTCCAATTTCAATAAGATCTTCGTCTATTGCTAAAGAATCACCAGCATGATTGCCTACAATATATAATACTCTTGACTTTATAAACATAATTTATCCATTTATTTGACTAAATATATCATCGCTTGATATTGCTTCTGACTTTTCCTCTTCTTTTGCAATTAGCTCAGCTAATTTTAAAATTTGATCGTTTGACTTGCTCATTCTTTCTATGTACTTCGACATTATCGAACCGATATTCATATGTTCATTAACACCACCTTGCATAGAAATATAAGCGTCATTAAACAACAACTTAGACTTTTCTCTATCTTCTAAAGCATTCTCATATATTTCCTTCCACAACATCTTTTTTTTATCTTCTAAAGAATCAATTGTGTCAAGAATATCAGCAAAGTTTCTAATCTGATTTTCTTTTTTGTCGTTTTTATCCATTTTTTGTGAAATGCTACCTATTTTCTTATCATCCATATTTAAATCCTTAAAACAAATCAAACATATTGCTTGGACCAATAGTTTTTCTATAATGCTTGCGTATATTAGACAAAGAAGAGCTCAATTCTGGACTATTTAAGCCTGAAATTTCTCTTAAGTAAACAAAAACAGCACGTTTGTTTAAATAATCTAAGCTATCAATATTATTAAACACATGTATTATAGCATTTATACATCTTATATCTCTATCGTCCTTGAGAAGACCTTTTATATAACAAAACATTTCGTTAATAGCATTATATCTTTCTTTTTTAAGCATAACTTCTTCATGTGACATTACTATATCAATTTCAGCTAAGTTTCTTTTTTCGTCTAATGTAAAATCTTCTGGAACATCTATACATACACTTCTTCTAGCATGTTTTAAAAGCCTTCTTGAATTTATAGTAAGCCAGTTTTTTGCTACTACATTGAAATAACTAAAGGCTTTTGTTCCTTTATCTGGGTTCCATTTATGAATTGTTTCAAATAAAAAAGCAACGCAATCAGACTTTAAATGCAAAATATTTTCATTAGCAGACTTGTATTTGTATACTGAAACTAGGTTGTGAACTAGCTCAGTGAATGCTGGGTGTATATGCTCACTATAAATTGAATCTTTTTTTCTTTTTGTATTACAATTTTGATATTCAATTATTTTTTCTTGTGTAACGCTAGTAAAATAATAATTTCTTTTTTTTTAGACTTAGCCTTTTTTTCTGTCTGATTTGTCATTATCTTCCTTTTCTTCTTTAAATCTTAAGTCTTTTGGGCTTAATCTATTTGCAATATAAAGTATTGAAAGCTTTACATCTTTTAATTCACTAAGCATTCTTTTAATTTCTGGACTATCAAAAAACAAAGGTATTTCTAATATACCCGTTATTTTTGCATATTTTTCATCAATAACATTAAGACATTCTTCTATAGAATCTTGAATGCTTACAATAATTAGTGCAAATTTTATACAAAAATAACCGAAAAAAATCGCTAAAATAAAAAACAAAATACACAGTATTTCTAAATAATTTGATAATAAATAGTCCATCTATATGTATTCCTTAAATATTTTATCGTACTTTTTAACAACTTTTTCTTTGCAAAATTTTTCAATAATTTTTCTACTTAATTCTTTTGACTTTTCTTTTATCTTGTTGTGATTTTTATGTGAATATTCTAATTGTTTTATGACACTATCTTTTTTAACTTTTGCCCACTTTGAATTCTTAACAAAAATATTGTTATCGATTTTTTCATCAGGAATAGGTACTAGATCATAATCAACTTCTAGAAAATCTTTTCCTAAAAAGTCTAAGTGACCTGACCAATTAGTCGCAATAACAGGCAAACCACATCGCGCTGATTCTAGTAAAGGAAGACCATATCCTTCACCTTTTGTTAAAGTTAAATAACAATTGACTTTATCATGTGAATATAGTGTGTATAGTTCATCAATAGCTAAGTCGCCGTGCATAATATACACTTTAGGATATTCAGAATTTCCTTTTATTTGCTTTATAATATTACTAAAAATATCTTTAGTTTTATCTTTATCATGTGTTGTTGATCTTCCAATCGAAGTTTTCAATATTAAACCAACATCTTTATTGTCTTTAAAGTGATTACAAAAATATCTCAAAGTTTCAATTAAGTTTTTTCGATCACAGGCCTCAGACTCTGAAGTTAGTTGACCGACTGAAAGATAGTTAAATCCTGTGTTTATACCAGAAAGCAAACTATCAAGATTTAAACACTCACTTTTTTCTTCTTTGTCGAAATTAACATGATAATATTCAGCAACAACTTTTACTTTTTTATCTAAGTGTTCTCTTTGTGAAATATTAGATGAAGAATTTAATATAACGTCTTTAGTAAAAATGCTAGGTACTACTACTAAATCCATAGACAAAGTTTTATCAATCCATGTTTTTGAACATATATCAGTTTCAACATAGGCAGAAACACCTATGTTTTTATTCGCAAAAGTTGTATTCCATTCGTTTGGTAGTTGTATATGAATTGCTAAATCGTATTCGCTATGTGATATAGATTTTATATCAACAGCTGTGTCTATAATATTTCCAATTAAACCATCTTCAGAAGTTTTATTAACAAACCAAGAAGTATTTCCCCAAGGCAAAATAGCACAAGAGACTTTAACGTTGCTTTGATTAAAAAAATAATCAAATATTTGTCTACTATGATATCCATATCCTGATATTGATAATA